CGGGGAGTTTCACTTTAGAAAAAGAAGAAAGAGGCTACACAGTAACTATGGTATTTAACAAGCGAGTTACATTAGATGACCCTGTTAAAGAACAATATATTCAAGACTCTTTTATAGAGTCGATATAAAGGAACAATATGGCAATTAGAGGTTTTGATGGTTCAATTACGGTTGAAGCAGGAGCTATGGGAAATGCTAAAGCTTGGTCTTTAGACATTTCACAAGAAACTATTGATATTACAGATTTCGGTAGTAATGGTTGGAAAGAGTCGGTAGCTGGTTTAAAAAGCTGGTCTGGTACAGTTACAGCTATCTTTGACGCAAGTGGTACAGCTGAGGGTGCTTTACAAACTGGTTTAACAGCTGGTTCAGATGTAACTCTAGCTTTACAACTAGGTGCTGGTACAGGTTCATATGATTTATATTCAGGTGAAGCTAAGATTACAAGTCAGTCAGTTACAAATGATGTAAATGGTGTTGTAGAAGTTACTTTCAACTTTGAAGGAAATGGTGCATTAAGCATCGGTTAACCTTATAGTGCCTATCCACAAGGGTAGGTATTATTAAGATTATAAGGAGTATATATGGGCGATAGTACATTATTAGTAGAGCTGTTAAAAGCACAAGATAACCTACAGAACATAGATTTTGAGATTAATGGTAAGAAATTTACATACTACTTTAGATATATGACTTTATTAGAGAAGTCGAGAATAGAACAGATGTGTATTAAAACAGTAACTACTATCAATAATGACGGAAGCAAGAATGTTAAACACGAAAAACAAGATGATATGATTCCTACACATACAATACTAGAGAAAGCTTTAAACAAAGATGGGACTCGTATATACTCACATACAAACTCAGAGCATATTAAAGAAGTTGGTCTGTTACCTATACAAGTAGCTAGTGAAGTTGCTTATATGATGACTGTAGATATATTTGGTTCTTTAGATGCTAAAGAGGAGACAGAATAATGGCTGAACAAGTATATATAGATGTCAAAGTTAATGGTGCGAAGCAGTCAGCTGCAAAGATTAAAGATGTTGAGAAATCTGTTAAAGACCTCGATAAAACAACAGCACAGTCTTCTAAATCTATCTCAGCCTCTTGGGATAGAATAGGTAGGGCTGCAGGAGCAGCAGCAGTAGCTACAGCAGCAGTACAAGCTGCTACAAAGTTAGACGCCCTAAAGACTAGATTACAGGTTGTTGAAAGTAGTGCTGAAGCAGCTGATAATAAATTCAAATCTTTAAGAAAGACAGCAAACGAATTGGGTGTTAACTTTCAAGTACTACTAGACTCTTACACAAAATTTAAAGCAGCAGCCGATGGTGGTACGCTAAGTCAAGAACAACTAAATGATGTATTTATGAAGTTTACGAGAGCTTCAGCAGCTATGAAATTATCTGCACTCGACACAGAAAGAGTATTTAGGTCACTTTACCAGATGGCTTCTAAGGGTGTTGTGTCTATGGAAGAGCTTAAAAACCAATTAGGTGATACTTTACCTAAAGCTATGCCACTGGCAGCTAAAGCTATGAATATGACTACTCAAGAGCTTATAAAACAAGTAGAAGCAGGTAATGTATTAGCAGAAGAGTTATTACCTAAACTAGCAGATGCTTATGAGAAAGAGTTCGGTAGCAAGGTAGCAATCGCAGCTAAGAGTGTTACAGCTCAACTACAAAGAATGGTTAATGCTTTTGTTGATATTAAAGAAGCAGTATTGAGTTTTTTAGCTAATACGAAAATCATAGACGGGTTCACAAAAATAATACAGGTAGGAACTGTAGTCCTAGACGGCTTTGTTATGGTAGGACACCAAGCAAGTGGAGCTTTTTCAAACCTTAGTTTGAAGGCTGATGAGAGTCGGAGAGGTTTAAAAGGGTTTAAAGAAGAGACAGAGGAGGCTAAAAAAGCGACAGATGAGTTTAGAAAATCTATAAATAAGGTATTCGGCTCTTCTGGGATTGACTGGACTTTAAATGCTAAGATAGGTTTAACAGAGCTAAGATTAGAATTTAGCAAATCCTTAGATAAACTAAAAAGTGGCTGGGATAAAGCTTGGGACAGAATGTCTTGGAGTGTGAAGAAACACTGGTTAAAAACTAAGATAGCGATAGGTATAGGGGGTCAAGGGGCTGAGGCAGAGCTTCAAATAGCTAATGATAATTTATTTGCTATCAATACTGGGGCTAATGATAAAGAGTATGAGTACCAATCAAAGCATACTAAAAGACTTTTAGAAGACCAAAAGAAATTTGGGGAACAAAAAGCTAAAATAATTAAGGAACAAGTAGCTACTAATCTTCACGCAATGGAGGGTCCTAAAAGGTTTGATGAGATGCCTCTATATGGCCCTAAAAGGGAGGAAGATTTTACTAAAGTCACTAGATTAGCTAAAGAGGCTAAAGAGGCTATAACAGCTGCTTATAGAGAGGGTTTAATCCCTAAAGAACTATTAGCTGACTCTTACGCTGGTGTGGATAGTTGGGTTAAGGATGTGCAAGCTTTATTAGCAGAGGGTCTAGGTTTTGAAGAAGCCGCAAAGGCTGCGAGTGTTAGTTTTGACAACAACCTTAGTGATATGACTAAAGAACTAAAAAAGAACCAAGAAGAGTGGGACGAAGTAGGTAAAAAAGCTTTCAAAGAACTTGAGGACGCTCTAGTTAATATGGCTCTGACGGGTAAGCTGTCTTTTAAAGATATGGCAAACTCTATTATTGCTGACTTAATAAGAATAGCAATTAGACAAAGAGTTGTTAATGTAGCTGCTAAGGCAATGGGTTTCGGGGTACTTCACACAGGAGCGACAGAAGTTAAGCACACTGGTGGTTTTATAGGTAACTTACCATCACACCATTCAGGGTCACTTCGACAAGATGAGAGAATAGCTAAGTTACAAGTAGGTGAAGCTGTAATCAATAGGGCTGGAGCATCAAGAAATAAAGATGCGATTAAGGCTATGAATGCAGGACAAGCTGTAGGTGGTGGAGCAGTACAGCAGACTACAGCAGAAATTAACTTTAATGTAACAGCTATTGATAGTGCTTCATTCAACAACTACTTAGTAGGAAATAGACAAACTATTGAAAATATAATTAATAGAAGTTTATCTACAAATGGTTCAGTAAGACAGACAATTAAAAGTGTAGTATAATATGAATGATTTAACATCAACGCTACTAGATAATCATTCTCACTTTGATATTGAAGAAACAGTAAAGACTGGTTCAGCATTAACATTTGATAGTGGGAAAGAACAGAGAATAGTCGGTGGAAGCATACCAGCCTTTGAAATAACTCTAACTTACTCTAATATCCATTTAGACAAATACGAGGCTTTAAGAGGTGCTTATGAGGCTAATTTTGCTAATACTTTTATATGTTTATTTGATAATAACATAGACAAAAGAAGTCAATTGATGACAGACAATGCAGAAGTGTTTATATTTAAAGACTTTCAATTCACAGCAGATGCACAGAAGCCTTTATATCTTAGTGGTAAAATAACTTTATTATCTAGTGTATTTTTTAACTTCTCAGCATATCAAGATTTATTTACACAAAGTAGTAGCTACACACCTACAGTAACAGCAGATGAAAGCTTTATAAATGTATTAGAAGATGCTCAACCCCACCAAGTAACTTATAAGTATTCTAACCAATCTATAATGTCAAATATAGGTGTATCAGGGCGGCATATCAAAGATAAAGGGCTTAAAAGAGCTTGGTCAATGACTTGGTTATTAGAAGAGACAGACTTCTTAAAGTTATTAATGTTTTATAGAAAAAAAAGTGGTATAATGGGTGAGTTCGGTATTACTGACAGAGGTTATGTGCCGCACGAATATAATACTATACAGCTATATTCGGCTGGGTATTTCTTAGAAAATGTAGATGACTATGTTCAATCTGACTACTTAATTAACTATGCTACCGACATTCCGTTAATAGGGTCGAACATCTTAGTAGATGATGGTATTTACAACAAGATAAACGCAAGATTTATGCAAGATAGCTTTCAATATCAAAAAAGATTAGATGGCTTATATCAAGCAACAGCAGACTTTATAGAAGTAAGGAATTAGATGAAAACAATAACTAATAGTGTGAGAAATGATAATCAATTAGCTATATTGCATCTATTTGAGTTTGATATGTATAATCTTGATGGCACTTTTCAAGAAACTTTATATTTCACAGACCACGATATTTTTGTAGCTTATGGGGATATGGAATACACACCTTTAGCTATTACATTTGATAAACTTAGTGAAGATGGCTCAATGCAGTCGGATAGTATTAATATTAACATTGACAATGTGTCAGGGGCTTTAACTACAGAAGCATTAGCAAGTGAATGGAGAAACAACAGAGCCAAGATAACTAGGGTTATTTATACGCCACCTAGTGATATTATAGATAACGAAACTTACGAATATGGCTATGGAGAGGCTATGAAGCATTATAGCTATCCTAAACTGGATATTGATAGTAATGTGGACAGAGATTCTTACACGCTCTTTGAGGGTATTATAGACACATTCTCAGCTACAGAACAAGCATTAAATGCAACAATTACTTCTTTGTTTGCTAACTGGAATAAACCTTACCCACAACGAACATTTAACCAGAATGAGTTCACTAATATTATTGATGCGATTACTGAAACTATTTACTGGGGAAGACCAAAAGATGTCTAAACATAACTGCCTAACTTACACATACCAAACATTAGAGCAAAAAGGGTATAAACTTCCT